AAAATGGCTACCAGATGGAGACACAATAGCATACGCGATGGCAAATACTTTAAATACGTCTGGAACTTTTTTGAATAAAAGCTCTGTAATTAAAGGTGTTAGTCCTGCAAATGTAAATGGAGTTGATACTTTTAGAACAATAAATGGTTTTAGCGGACAGGTAAAGTCGCTTACAGCTACATATAAAACAGCAGTTGTTCATGGAAGACGTTCTTACATAGGAAATATAAAACAAATAAATAAAACTCATCCAGATAGAATTTTAAAAAGTCAAATAAATAAATTTGATGTGTTTCCAGACAATATGGGTAAAATTGATGTTGTTGTAAATGATGGAGAAAGTATTGTAAAGCTAGAAGCTTTTGCAGATAGACTCTTACAGTTTAAAGAAAAAACAATGTACATAATAAATATTGCTGAAAATATTGAATTTTTAGAAGATACATATGTAAATAAAGGCTGTGCTTTTGATTATCATGTTACAAAAACAGATTTTGGAATTGCTTGGTTTAATGAATTTGGAGTTTATTTTTATGATGGACGTTCTGTTGAGAATTTATTAGAAAAAAATGGAATAAGACTTATAAGCGAAGCTAGCTGGTCGTCTTTTATAACTGATGGAGAAGATGGTAGCTCCGATGATTCAGATATGTCGTCTGCCCACATTGGATATATTCCTAAAAAAAGACAAATTATAATTAAAAATGAAAATAAAGATATACTTCTTTATGATTTTGTTTTAAAATCATGGACAAAAGGCATAAATAAAATTACAATAAATACAAATATGACTAATTTTGCAATTGACGGAAGTCAAAATTTAATTTATTTGAGTAATACAGATTCAGATATTATGACTTTTAATCCAGAATCAACATCTAGTTCTAATTTTTCCTACAAAACAAAAGATATTGATTTTGGTCAGCCTGCAATAAGAAAAAAAATATATAGAGTTCGCTTATCTTACAAAGGTGATGCTTCAAGTTTATTAGTAAAATACAGTATTAATGGAGATACCGATACTTTATATAACTTTGAAGGCACTACAAGCGGTAAACCTACAGGAAGCGCTGATACAAGTCCTTTAGAAAATAAAAGCGGAGACATTACAACTTGGTATCATGCAGAATTAAAGCCAGCTACTTCTTCGCAAGCAAATAATATTTACAGCTTTCAATTGCATTGCGATGGCACAGTTGGCGCTACTTTTGAAATAAATGATATAACATTTATCTATAGACTTAAAAATGTAAAATAATGGCACTTACAAGAGAAGAAAGAATATTATTGCATCAAAAATCCAAGCAACCAACTTTTGGAACAGGAAAACCAGAGGCATCACAGGGGAGCAATGGAGATATATCTTTTAGGCAAGTAGAAGGTTCTGGAACTGTTCAGTATGTTAAGGCACAAGGCAACTGGGTTGCCATTGCTTCTTCTGGAGAAATGCCAGCAATCAGAAATGTTTCTGCTAGCTCAATGGGAACAAGTTCTGGCGTTACAACTCACTCATCATTAAATGGATTGCTTTCTGACGACCATACTCAATATTTACTTGTAGATGGAACAAGGGCAATGACTGGAGATTTAAGTTTGGGTGGCGGAGACGGAGCATTGCAATTTACAGTTGCTGGAGAAAATTCAATAAAAATACCAGATAATCAAGCTAGCTCATTAATTATTGAAGAAGCAGACAATGCTTATCTTACATTTGTTACAACAGATAGCGGAGAAAAAATTACATTAGGAAAAAAATTAGAAGCTGGTTCTGTAGAAATAGAAGGTAGTGCTTTTGATATAGATGGTGGAGATATATCAGCAGTAACAATAAGTGGAGACTTAACATATAGTGCCGACCAAACAGGCGTTTCAAGTTTAACTTTAGCTGATTCAAAAAATATAAATCTTACAACAGGTAATATTGTATTTACTCCTTCTACGGATGATACAGTTACTATACAGGCTGGAACAAATGGCACTCTTTCAATAACAACAGTAGATGATAATGCTAGCGCTGGAAATATTTCTATTACAGCAGATGGAACTTTTGAGGTAGATGCTACTACAGTTACGCTAGATTCTTCTGGGAATATTGTACTATCTGCCGATGGAGACGCCATAACGATGGACGATGGCTCAACTACTAGATTTCAATTTAATGTTGATAGCACTCCAAAATTAGATATAACAGGAGAATTTATTTTAGACGGAAGCGCAGGCATAACAATAGACTCGGTAGGAGAAACAAGTATTGTTACAAATACAAATACTGTTGTAAGAGCTAGCACAACTGGAAATGTTTTTTTGCACGCTGCGTCAAATGCACCAACTGGCTACTTTGCTTCTGGAATACAAATGAAAAAAGACACATATCATTTTTCAACTGGACATGAAGATTTTAAACAGAATTTTTCAATAATAAATATATATTTAGAGCCAGATTCTGGCGATTATGAAACTTATCCTTAATAATTATGGGCGTACAAAATACAAATCAAAGAGTTGAACAGGTAAAAAAATTTATAAAAATGCCAGACAGAAGGTTAATTTCTGGACTTTTATATGTTAATGTTGTTAATCATAATAACAATGATAGTAAAGATGACTTTATTCAGCAAGTGCATGATGCAGAAACAGCTTCAGCAGGAAGCGTACCTAATGCAATTAAATATTCTAATAGTTTTGCTCAAAGCGGAACTTCTCCTTTTTCTGATGCTTTTAAAGGTTTTCAAAATAGAGGTAGAGATTTAATGAAACATTCTTTTGCTGACTATGATTGTTTTTTATTTTTTATCGCAGGAGGAATGACGTTATCTGGTGGAGCAGTAGCACCAAGTGGACTTACAACTGCTTCTGGTGGGGTTGCATTAAATAATATAACACCCTCTGTTGTATCTGCTTCTGGTAGCGATTATGTTTGGGATGACACAGGAGCTACATTAACAACAGCAGATTTAAATGCAACATGGTATGTAAATAGAACAAATCCTTATGGAGACTATTGTTCTCAATTTATAAAATATCATTTAATATCAAGAATAAATAATGCTTCTGGGCATGGATTAAATCAATTTTCAAATGGAAGAAATGTGTTTTATAAAAGTAGGCCAGTTCATAGACAAACTTATACTTGTCCTGCTGGAGATGTTAACCTAGCAGACAGCCCTACTGTTACAAACGAATATGTTCTTTCTCATGGTAAATACGCAACAACAGATACAAAAGGAACAGATTTAGGTGCTAGCTCATATGCTACAATAGGAACAGGTAATACTAATTCTAATTTTAAAAAAATATCTGAAGACATAGTTACAGCAGGAGAAACTCAAAATGCTGATGGAAGCATTGCCGCTGGAACTGAAGGTAATACATATTATAGTCCTGTAGATAAAATAAAAATATATGGAACACACAATTTTACTCCTGCAAACCATAGTGATGGAGTAAGCACTTCTGTTTGGTCAACTGGTGGAACTGGAGCAGTTCACGATACAGATTTTTGGTCTTTAGTTATTGATGTTGGTTTAAGAGGAAATAATCCCGGAGTTACTACTTCAGACCAAGTTTCAAATAAAGCTTTATTAAGAAGTCAAGTTAATGTTTCATTTCAACCTTTTGGAGAAACACAAACTTTTAATGTAGCAGATGCAATACATACGTCATAAATATGGAGAGATAAAATGGCAACAATACAAGAATTACTAGAAAATAGAAGTGGTGGTGCGCAACAAGCAAGGTCTGATGTTAGTTTTTTATTAAAACTAATAAGAGAAAATATGAAAAGAGAACAACAAAAAGATAAAGACAGAGCAGTAGCAGCAAGCAAAGCAGGAAAAATTGGACTTGAAGGAATTAAAACTAGAAAAGATTATTTATTAGCTCGTAGAGGAAATCCAGAATTAACTTTTAAAGATTTTCTTTTAAATCCAGATGTGGCTGGAAAAAGCATGGAAAGAGGTGTTTCTAATATTGTTGCTGGTCAATCTCCAGAAATAAACTTAAGAGAATTTTTTGGAATAGGAGATGGTGGAGATTA